TGTCCCCTTTTCTTAGGGTAGTGATCCATGTTCATGCGGTCGGGTATGCAGGTGACGGGCTTGTAATCCCCGTATCGTTGCAGCCATTCCTGGATGTCCACCGCAAGGGCTTCGCTGGATGCCGTTATCCCGTCGATATGCGGCAAGAGTTGGATCACCTCCTTCGGATTGAACCAGTGAACTGGATCGCAGAGGTCTAGAATGACTTTCCCGTATCGCCGCGCCTGCTTGACATATTCGTAGGTGGCGGCTTTCTGGAAGATATACACGTCATAACCGGAAGGTATCTCGGTGATAGCGTCAATATCTACTACGTCCGCATTGAGGTAGGGAGCGACCCAAAAACAGCGGATTCGGGCTGAGGCCCACGAAACGGGACCGGAAGCGATAAATAGTATTTTCATCGTACCGCCTCCAGGTTGATTTCTTCCAGTTGTTTCTTGCGCGCCCTGTTTTCGTCGTGCATTTTAGCAACACGTTCGTTCAATTCTCGGAATACTTCGGGCTGGTATTTGTGCAATTCGGCATAATCGTCAGGGGCGAGGGGGTAGTTAATCATGTGCCCGCACCGCACAGACGGGTCGCCATAAAGCGGGTATCCGGCAAGCCTGGCGAAGTAGGGAAAGCGAATGTCAGAACCGACCACGTCCTTCACCCCGCGCAAGGGCTTGATTTCCTCTTTCAGCATTTCCCATGCCTTGCGAATCTTGGTCAGGTCAAAACCTTCCTTACTCACTTCGTTTGGGTCGGTCTGCCGCCCAATTTCGTTGATTGCCGCCATAACCCGATCGAGGTCGTAGGGGTAAACGTCCATATCGTCCTCAATCACGAACGGCTCACCTTTGAGGAGGGGTTTGACTGCCTCGAACACCTCGCGGTGAATGAGGACGCAGCCCCAACCGGACGCGCCGAGTTCGTACAGCTTCCCCGGCTCCGGGTTTTGTAACCAGGGCTTCATGGGGAAAATGTTTTCTTCGTTCGGCTCAGCCCAGACGGGAGCAATCGGGCGGAACTGGCGCCGCATGTATAAACCGGATACGAAAGGCAGTCCGTGAGAGCGTAACTGTTCCAGTGTGTCCGGCGGAAATGTCTCGTCCTGGTCGAGAAGTAGTATGCAGCCGTGGTTGGTTGCTAGAAACTTCTCGATCGCAGCTTGCCGCGATTCGTATCCCTTCGTGCCGCGAAAGAACGCGGGCTGGCTATCACCATAGCGAAGGCGAAGGCTGTTGATCGAATCGCGGCAATCTGTGATTTCATTTTCGGAACCGACTACGGCGATGAAGCAGGTGGCGCGCAGCCGGTCATAACGTTTTTGGTCGTACTCGATAGTCTTGATCATTCTGGTTTCTCCTGGATGGTAGGAGCCAGCGGACGGAGACCATCCCTCCGCCCGCTGAGAACCACTAAGTAGGTTGAACGCTGGTCACGTTGAGGTATTTCCACGTTGTGCCAGTGGTGTTGACGACAAGCGCGACCCCGGTGGAGTTGGATACCATCGAGAATTGCGCGCCGCCGTCCGTTGTCGGTTTGGCTGCCAGGGGTGCACCGAAAATCAACCCTTTGCGGGTTGCATCGGTGGTGAACGTCTGGATGCCTGCTGCGCCGATTTTCAAGGTCGTAATCGTGGCGGTCGTCACGGTTTCGGTTGTGATGGTCGCGTCTGTAATCGTTGCGGCTGCGAAGGTCGCTGCGCTTTTATCGACTAAACCACGCGGGCTGTTCTGAGGATGTGCCATATCACACCTCCTATACGATGTCGCTGTAGAAGTAACCCAGGTCAGCGGCTACGACTTTTTGATCCCACTGTTCTTTGGCTTTGATGATGTCTGCATCGTTGAAGTTGTCCCGAACGTTGTAGATTGAGCCAGCACCGCCGCCAGGGGCCCAGGTGAAGGTGTAACCGGCTGAGGCGGTGAAAATACCAGGGTTCGGGCTTACGTGGCAGATCAGGCAGTCATCATCGATGATTGCGCTCATGCTTGCATCTTGTCCCTCGTTCGCGCTGTTGTAGGAAGCCATGCTTACCCAGAAGTTCTGCACGCCAAAGATAGCGGCAATCGCCTGTTCAATGGCTGCCTGTGTCGCTGCGGCGGTGTACTTCACACGGTCTAGCAGGTCGGGGTGATTGATGAGAGAGGAGCGGACGATTTCGCCCATGACCATTGTGTTCGCGGCGAATCCGGTGTTTGCGCTGATGGTTCGCTTGGCGGTTTCAACGTTGGCAACCGGGTCGCTTGTGGAGAAGTTGCTCCAATCGGCTGCGGAGGTGTCGTCTGTTCCCCAGACCGAAGTCTTCATGAAGTCGGCGGAGAAGGCGCGTTCTTTGCGGATGAGCGATTGCTGGGCGAGGTAACGTGCGGCTGCCGATTCCAGATCCATCGGAAGGGTGGAATTGGCGCGGGTTTCATCGGCGATGGGGACTGCCAGGGCGTACTGCAGGGTGGCATAGGTCGATGATTCAACGCCGAATCCGGTGCGTGGGTAATCTCCACCATAGGCACGCGGTTCCATTTTGTCGCTGAACCAGTACTTTTTGGTGAAAATCCCGTAAGTGCCGGAGTCTTTCGCAACGGTCACGTAAGGGAACACACGCGGCGCGATGAAGCGCATATCGTCCTGCATGTAGCCTAGCAGCATGTTCGTCAGGACGGGTTCAACAAGTTGTACATCATTTCCAGTTGGTTGCATTGTTCAATCCTCCTTTTAGTAGCGTCCAGGCCCGAACAGCAGAACTTTGATAAGGTCGCCGGTATTTGCAGCAGCCTGTTGAGCCTGCCCGCAAATCATGCGGTTATCGGTTGTAGTCGCTTCGAGTTGTCCGCTGGTATTGACGGTAACAAACGAGGCGAGGGTGATAGCGGTTCCGGCGATACCGATTGCCTCGCCAACCACCGCCACGATTGCCGCTTCACCGGCTGCCGGGTTGTTTTGAACCAACCCGATCACAACGTCTTTGCAGGAGGAGCAAATCTTCACCTCGCCAGCAGTCGAAGACAGTTTTACGCCATAATACTGTTTGGCTGCCAGAGAAGCGGTTGCTTTCACACCTGTAAGAGCTAGATACGTTCCAAAATTAGCCATTCTTACCTCCGAAAATCTCCGGTTTCTCTACGCTTAGTTTCTTAACCGCATCCACGTAGCTGATTTTGTGCTCAGCGGCGTATTCGCTGATAACCTCGTGTGCGCTTTTATCGCCTGCGGGCGGTGCGTTGTTTCCGACTTCCTGGGTCAGTTTGCTTTCGTCAATTTGCTTGCTGAGGGCTTTGAAGTTCCGCATAACCCAGGCGCGCTGTTCCTCAGTCATTCCAGCCAGCATCGCCGTGGTTTCTTCGGCCTTGGATAACTCGATGTAGGACGCGCCGAATTGGTCGGCTTCCTTGACGACCTCAACCTTGACGGCTTCGAGGTGCGCGGCTTTGGCTTTGTCGGCTTCGATGGCTTCCAGCTTCGCCTTGAGTTGGTCGCGCTCGGAAGCGAGAGCGGTTAGCTCATCAACTTGCGGCGCGGGTTGTGGGGTTGGTTCCGGCTTCGGTTCTTCGGGTTTCTTGAATACTGATAGGAACTTGTCGAAGAAACTGACAGGAACCTGCACGGTCTGTTCATCTGCCATTGGTTCATACTCCTTTGTTGAAAATGTATAGAGGGCTGCGGCCTCACCTAATGCGGGCGTGTGCAGCCACGAATCGCCTAAAATAATCGGGCCATAAATCCATTCCCCAGTAGTAGCGTCCTCGATTGCCCCGTCGTCCCAGATAATCTCAGGGCTGTGATAGCGGTAATCACCGCGTGCGGCGCAGTCCATGCCCTGGTCGTTCATCTCAGGAATGGCGTACAAACCATCTGAGCGCACTTCGAGCGATGTGATGAAACCGCCAGCGGGAGCGTAGTCGTCGTGGCTGCCCATCTTGATTGGCGGTTTGAAGTGAGGCAGCTTGAACTTCTGCGCGTACTCAGGGGTAATGTTCCGCACCACGCCGCCCCGGTGGATTTCACCGAAGGGGATCAGGCGGTAAGGTTGTCCGGGTTGAACCGCTACGAAGGTATCGAGGATAAAATCGGATTTCGCCATGTGCACCTTAAAATAGAATGAGCGCCGTTGAAGTGAATCAGACGGCGCTCAGGGACGCTCTACCGATAAAAAGTAACAGTAGTGTTACAAAATAATTATACCATACCGATATGCAAAAATGTATCGCATATCATCATAAATGATTAGTTCACGCCTGTTTGATAACCGGCGCACCACAGCGCGGGCAGGTCGAGGTGAACGTGGAACCTGGCGCGAGATGTGCGCAAGCCAACAGGCGCTTACACTTTGGGCAGCGGATTTCTACCTGTTTTATTCCCTGAGCCTTGAACTGTTCCTCAGCCGTTTTCAGGGCTTCGAGATTGGCGTATTTTCTCATAGACCCCTCCCATTCAAGAACCTGACAAGCTCCCTTCCTGTGGCATTGACCAGCGCGGTGAGTTTTTCCTTAGCGCGTTCTGGAATGTCCTCAAGCCTCCACCAGCGCCCTTCGTGCTGTTGCGCCTGCGTTCCCGGAGGACCGATCACATATTGAGCATAATCCAGGTTTGTGCCGAACCTCAACTGGTGGTATCGGTGGGATTGCGTTACCTCGAAAACAGAAGCCTGTCCACTTCCACGCCCGCCGCCTTCAGACGAACCCAAAGACTGCCCTAATTTTCCTGTTCTGGTATAGGTTGATTCGGGCGGTTCCGGTGGGTAGGATGGGATAAATTCCTCAAAGACGATACCGACCGAATTCATCATCTTAGTCATAACATTGTTATAGATTTCAGGATATTGCGCGAACCGCTTGCGGATTTCATCGAATCCTCTTATCTCTATCGCTTTGCCCATGCCATCAGTCCCCTTTCCAGGATGTCGTTATACGTCCGCTTCATTCTCGGCTTGTACAGTCCCAGGATTTTGTCAATCTCTTTGACGTATAAATCCATGTCCAGGACGGGTGTAACTCTGCAACGACAGTTTGTGTGGGCTGGTGGGTTGAGAATGTTCATCCCCTCGCCCAGCTTGGTTTCGTAGAGCCAACCGCCATGCAGCGAGGCGTATTGTTCGGCAAGCTGAGAGCAGATAGGACAAACACGGTCGTCCATCGCTGTAAACCACCGCTTTTGACCGACCACATTACTCGCTTCCCAAGCAATTTGATTGCCCTGCGCAAATGCTCGGGTGGTTTCGGTCATGGCAATCATCTTCGCCCTGGGTTCGCCGACCACCACCTCGAGCATATCGCTCAAGTAATCCAGGTGCTGCCCGGATTGCAGCCAATCATCCACCGCTTCGGTAATGAGCTTACGCTGCGTCTGGGTAATGCCCGTCAGGTTGGTGAGTTTGTACGTTCTCAGCCAGGACAGGGCTTTATCGCTCACCACGTTCCAATTGATTAAGTCAGCCGCGCCCAGTGGAAGCACATTCGCCCCGTCCTGCGCTCCGGCTTGCAGGGTGCGTAAGATAATGGACTGCATTTCATCGTTAAATGCGATGTCCTCCATCTGCCAGAATACGGCATCCAGCGGGTTGGTTATCACGCCTCAAGCTCCTTGATTTTCGCCACCACCCGTTTATTCTGTTTCTTGAAGAAGGTCAGTATCCTGCTTTTCGCCCCTTCGCTGTACTCGTCCATGATGGTATTGTCCGGTTCTTCTTCCGGCTCGATAAAGCGTTTTGATTTATAGGTGTCCACGTTAGCGGTGAATTGGTTGCTCTGCTGTTGGAACATGGCTTCACGCTGCGCCTGTTTTTCAGCCTTCGCCCCGTCGATTTCTTCGGGTGTCAGTTCCGGTAATCCTGCCAAACTCCGCAAATAGACCTCATCCTGTGTCGTCAGGGTAATCGACCCGCGCCCGATAATGTCCAGTATCTTCGATACGTCCGTATCGCCCGCAGGGGTATGGTTCAGGCTAATCCCGTCCGCGTCGTACCCGTTGAGGGACAGCAGCCGCGGAATGGCAAACTTGGTGAACGTGTCGGCGATGATGTCGGCGGTAGCATCCACGCTCATCACGAAGAACTCGCTCATATCCTTGCTCAGGGCTTGCGTTCCGGTCGAGGTCATCCCCAACAGCAGAAATTGAGCTAGCGAGGTCATCAGGATACGCGAGTCGTACCGCTGAATGATTGCGCCCGTGTCGAATTGGCGCGTCCCGCTTGCGGAGAGTAGCTCAAACTCCCAACCAGGAGGGAGAACCAGCCCGGCGCGCTCATCGTTGCGCACACTGGATACGATTTCTTCGGCTTTGTCGATGTCGGTATCGTTCGCGCTTTCCGGCAAGTGAATCACCGGCATCCCGGCAATATCCCGTTCCACGCCGATGCCCTCAATCTGTTGCATGTGCTTCTGGTAGTAATAGCTAATCCAGGCAGTCCGCAGAATAGAACGACCTTCGGGATTGTTGCGCTCCACCCGCGTACGGTACAACAGGAGCTTTTCAATCGGGATGGTAACGGTTCGGTAGTTGCTGAGTTGTTCAATCCCAGCCAACCCGCCGTTATCGTCGAACAACCAGCGGTAGACCGTATCCTGCCCGCGCTCTGACAGCTTGCGCCACAGGATACGCCCGTCAACGCGCTCATAGACAAGTTCGAACAACGAGAACCCGAACGGCAGCATGGTCAACGCACTGATAATATGGTCGTTCCACGAGTAGCGCATATTGTTAAAGGCGGCATTGAGCAGTTCCAGGCGTGGGTCGTTTTCGTCCTGGTCGCTCTGGAAGCTCCATTCGCAATGGCGGATAGATTGCTCGATGGCGAACAGTAACGCCCCGACCACAGGCGAGTTGAGCCGCATCTCGTCATATCGCTTATAGGCTTCCTTGCCGCGCAGTTCCCGCAGAAAGTCTTGAGCGATTTGCCCGCTAAAGACAGATAGACCGGTTGATCCAATTTCGCCGTAAGGGTTAGATTTTGCCATTGGTTGTTACTCCTATTCGGCTGTGATGTCTAGAAAGCCGGATAATAAATTTGAATTAATCGTAAAAACGACCGTCAAGCGGTATTGCATGCCTGCCTCAAGTGAGACTACTTTCGGCGTTGTGATGGTGTTGGTGGTAGTGTTGAGGGATGCA